GCGTGTCCATCCTCGTTGCGGGCGACTGCGGCGAGGAACCGCATAGGTACCAGGTTTGGTGTACTGCGACGGAGTAGTAAATCTCCGTAACAAAGTGCGCCAGTCATCAGCATCGCTGTAGGAATACAGCGGAGCTGACTTCCAAGTGTAAACCTCGCGTTGATGGAGCTCGTTATTCCAACGAGTTCGTACTCCGCTCGGCTGAACTTGGGTACACACGTCGTCTCGAACAAATCCAAGCCCTCCATGATCTTCTTTATTGAAGACAGGGAGAGGGCCGGTCCTTTGTTGGACCAGCATCTCGGATCTGCTAGCGAGACGCGAGTAGTGCCGCTTATACGCTGCATTTGACAATGCAACATATGAGGACAATACACTGATATCTATTCCACGTCGATGATTCCACACGGATCTTAACTTGATCGGTGTGACATCGATGCCTTTGTAGGCATCGCAACCGCAGGACTCTCGAAAGAATCCCGCCGTACAGCACTTCCCATCGTTGAACAATAGTCCATACGATGGAAAGGTCTGTAGTAAGATCGGATAGTCTTTCCGTCTTACTATGAGATCATCGCCATAGACATATACACGTCTTCTCGCCTCGCGGCGAGAATAATGCATATGTTCCATGAGAGAACCGACGGCAAGTGCATAGAACACGAATGACTCGATAGGAAAGCATAAACTGCTACCCATCGGGGCAAACTTATTCAACTGCACCTCTGAACCGTCAGGAAGCTTCGTCGCAGTGCTCCTAGTAGCCATTAAGGCATCTAAGAGAACAGGCGTATCCCTGAACAACTCTTTTACGAGTTGCACAGAGACACGATCTGAAGCTTCCTTCATGTCCAATGTGACCCATTGTTGGTCAATTGATGACTGCAAGGCAAGCCCACGATTAACGGACTGGTCAGTGAAATTCACATGACCAGCCGTTAATTTGTGAGCCTCAAGCAGAGACTGAACGCCTCTGCCGAGTCCTTGCTGAATCCATTGATACTCCAATGGCTCACACGAGATGAGCCTGGGACCACGTGAATCCTTGGGGACGAGAACGACTTTCGCCGTTCCCGACTCGAGGACCTCGAGGTCTTCGTACAGATGGTAGCTGTCACAAACCTGCATTAGCGAGAAGGCGTAATACTCCGTGAAGGGGTAGAACGCTTCAATCGCTTTGTAGATTCTGGAGAAGTTTTGTTTTTCACAAGGCTTCTCGCCGGTGGCAACTGATCCGGGGCCATGCTTTGGAAGTATGTCCCGAGGATCAAATAGACCAAATACGTCAGTGGTAAAACACCGAGCGTAATTAGTCGACTTACTATCAGGGATTCGGAGATCTTTAAGCTCCGAGTCAGTACGTACGAAGAGATCGATGACCTTTTGGGTCTTCTTCTCTTCATAAGGTATCTCAAGCTTGTATAGAAAATATACAAGTTGTCTCAGTTCTCTGAGAAATACCGGATCAGCATCTGGCCTTTCCAGGCCGGAGTCTGTGAATATCCGCTCAAGCAACGACCCAAATAACTTGGGGATTGCAGTACCAGGCCTCTTTTGGAAGCCAGGTATAGTGAGAGGTGTATTCTTCGAGAGGGCCGTGTCAACGGCCTTCCCGAATCTCGGAAGGGCTACAGTCAAAAACTGTAACCCCTCAGAGGCGACTCGCCTTCGAATCTTTCGAAGGTCGAGCCGAGACTCTGTAGATGAGATTGATAAGTTCTCAGCTATGTCAACGTAGAGGTCGCAGTAGAGCGTCGAGTAAAACTCGACTAGGCTATCATGAATTCCCATATGGGTAATTCTCCTAGCCTACTCTATGAGACCTCATCGTTGATGCCCTGAGTTATGTCCGTCATGCAAGCCCTAAATAGGCTGGCTTAAGGTTCGGAATGAAGAAACTGCTCCCAGCGGCCGAAATTTCCTCCGTTAAGGATGAAATTGGTCATCTCGAGAGTCAGGAGTTCAAGATTTGCATTTGTCCAGACGTCGTCTTGTGGAACTTCCACGACAACGTAAATGGACGCTTGCGTCTTGATCCCATCCGTGTTAACACGGGTTTCATCAAGCCGAACCAAGTGGCGAACCGGCGACGTAGGATCCTTCGGATTCCGCAAACCATGAGAAATGGTTACGGTCCGAGGTTCACCCAACGTAGCCGCAGAGTCACCGCGGATGGATTTTCCATCCGCGATAGACCGCAACGTGTACGTCTTGTTAGACGTACCGTTGTTCAGGACCAACGGATCGGTGATCATGAGTAGGCATCTACTGATGTTTACGTTATGGTCTGGGAGCGAACTCCCAAACCGGTTATTCAAAGCCTCTGAACGACCAAAGATAGCCCTAAGGCTACCTTTGACCAATTCGGAGCTTTGACCGTCGTACTGAGCAAGCCAGTTGAAGGTGGTTCAACCCGCCGCTCATATCGGAGTCTGCTTCGCTCGCAAACGCAAGTCTTAGGGCCCATAGTAGGGTCAAAGGACTGTGATGCGGTGAAGCAGTATCGGAGACTGTACTCCCACTTTAGGGAGTGGCAGAATCCGGTCACTGTAGCAGGGATCTTCAGATTATCAATGCGAAGAGAATGAATCCATTCGCCGACATCGAAGAACCAATCGATGACGAACGAATAAGGGATGGCGTTCCAAATAGTAACGGCATCCAATTGGACACCAATGGAGTCCAGGAATCCCTTCGCTTTGTTAAGCATACTAGACATATCGGGTAGCACGTAACAATAATCCATTGTTGCGTGATACACAGGGGGAGTGACCCAAAGAGCCTGACGGCTCCAAGTGCCATTCTCGTCTGTGGATATGTTAGTATCGAACGGCAGAATAGCTAAGTCCAGTGGGCGCCTATAATGGGCGCGCAACGGCTTACCGCTATCCTCAAGCAGTTGTTGAAGTTTCTTGCGAAACGACTTAACTGCACCGAACACCCTCTGCACATCGGAAATGAAGTTAAGCCATCCGAACTTATAGTTCAGATGAGCATTAGCAACATTTTTAAGGAACGGGAGCCTCCGTGACCAAAGGTCGAAGAGGCTCTTGGTGTCCTTAAGCTCCAATATGAAGTTGATGATCGTCTCACCTTTATTACTAAAGGTGGGCAACATCGCATCAAGCGCTTGTGACGACCAAGCACTCCACTGATCTCCTTGAAAGAGAATAGTGGGCTCGGCGCTAACAACCGCATGATACAAGGAAGGCAAGAACCAACGGGATCTCACGATTTTCTCGTGAAAGAGACCGTTAGGAGTTGCACGACGGAACGTCCCAGCTGAACCGAATACGTCGAATTTCATGCGCGTATGCGCACAATTTCCGAATGTTCGGTACCCCGGAAGCTCGTAAACAATATCCTCAGAGAGGGTATCGAATACGACTTGAGGGGTCGTTGTACCAAACGAAACCGTACCGTAGGAACCGGGGTCTGAGATATCATCCCAGTACCCGATCCTCGTGTCCGGAGCGTCGGTATTTAACGTTAAGCTGCGAGCTTTATGTTTCATACTACAGTGACTCGCCCGTAAGGG